AAGTACAACTTCACTTTCAACACCAGTTTTAGGATTTTTAATTTTTACTGTATGTGATAATTTTGGCATTGTTGTAAAGAATTTCTCAATCTTTCTAAATTGAGTAGAATTCATTTGTTCCAAGAATTCAATAATTTCTTTTTTTGTGCAATCTTCAGCAGTCCAGACTTCTTCTTCGGTAAAGATTTGAGAAACACATGATGCAATCATATCAAAAGATTTCTCGGCATCATTACCTTCTACTTGGAAGTTTTGTTTGATAAACTGATTCAAGGATGGATATTTCATTTCAAGCATAACTTCATCAGTTACCTTAATCTGAGTAGTATGCCCTTCTTCTTTTTGAATTTCAATGTCCTCGACATTAATTGATACAGGAACAGTAGTTTGTCCATCATCGGGACAAATGAGGTTAACTTCTAATTCTTCACCAACAGACTTTCCACGAATATTTAAGAACAAATATTCAATATCAAATGTTGGAAGTTCTTCGACTTTAATTCCTTTTGTGGAAATACAATTTTTGATGACAGTTTTTACTGCATTACTAATCTGTTTTGTATCTTCAGACTCTAATGCGAAAAGTAAAACTTTTTCTTCTTTTACTAGAAATGGTCTGTAATTAATTGTTTGACCTGTTGATGGCAATTCTAACTCAAATGTTGGAGTAGAAATCTTTGGTAATGGCATGATTTTTTCAATTCAGTCATTATATTTATGTAAAGTCTCCAGGCTCCGCACTATCTGGATAAGTGGTAACAGAAGATCCATATGAAGACACCTGAACAGCAATATCTCCATTTGGTAGCAAAAATTCTGTTCTAGTTTGATTTGGACCTATTTGAGATTGTCCAACTATTTGTGCATTGGTAAGCGGATCAACTTTTTGAGGAGATGCAGATCCAATGCTTTGAACATGATATCTTATGAATGACATTGTAACAGTAACTCTCAATAAATCTGATTGATCATAACTGACAGGAGTTGAATTTATAGCTTTGGGATATGCACCAATAAGTGTATATTGCAATTGCGTTTGCTCATCGGGTCTATCAACATCTTTCTCAAATTTAGTTATCGATATGTAATCTGCTTGATAAACTTTTGGAAACTTGACTATGTATCTGGATGCTTTTATTTCGGGATCAAAATTAAATTTATCTTCATTAGTTATTGATGCCATCCATGCCTCAAAATATCTCATTATTACATAATTTCTATCCACCATGAAAGTGAAGTCCATTTCATTATCATATGAACGTCTGTACACATGTTGTTCGGTAACACCAGTACGATCATTAGTTGCTTCATGCGTCATGAAAGATGACCCAGGAAGTGTGGTATCACTACAAGATAAATTAATTAGTATTTTATCATCTGAAGATAATGCTAAATTATATCTACCAGATGATTTAATATCACCTTCAATTATACCAGGAGCCTGAAAAAATACCTCATAGTGTGACGTTGTAGCTGGAGTCATTAACCGAGCTTTAAGTTCGGACATAAGTCTTGACGTTCCTTTTGGTGCGGCCATCTATAAATAGGTATACCTTTGTTATACTATGTATAAGACATGCCAGAGACCCATAAAAGTCTATACAAACCAACAAATCCTCAAAAGTATATTGGTGACACTAATAACATTATTTGTCGCAGTAGTTGGGAACGAAGATTTTGTGTCTGGTGTGATAAAAATGATAATATTATAGAATGGGGCAGTGAAGAATTTTGGATTCCATATCGTTCTCCAGTAGATAATCGAGTTCACAAATACTTTCCAGACTTTTTTATCAAAGTCCGTGAAAGGAATGGGTCAATTAAAAAGTATGTGATTGAAGTGAAACCACATAAGCAAACTCAACAACCAAATCCAACTCCAAAACGTAAAACTAAATCTTGGTTGTATGAAGTGAAGACCTATGCAGTGAACCAAGCAAAATGGAAAGCAGCAAAGGAGTTCTGTGCTGATCGTTTACTTGAATTTAAGATCATAACAGAAAACGAACTCGGTATCAAAAAATGAATCGTACTGAGGTATTGAAAGAGAAAGTTGATACTCTTTCCGACCCCGATGATTATATGGAAGCAATTCTTGAAGTTTTTACAGAATCTGAATTTATTCCAGAACCAGGAAATTATTATACTTTTGTATATTTGGCAAAAACTGAGAACATTTTATATGACCAGCATCCACTAATTGCCTGCACATCTCTACAATCTTGGGGATTTATTGGAATAAATTTTCATCTAAATATGCCAAGAAGGTATACTTGGCAAGAAGTTATTGGAAAAGTTTATCGTATTTACAATGATGAAATAACATATTTAAGATCATTACCATATCAAAAAATCATCCTAAATAGCTGAACGGAAGGTAAACACCAAATGTCCTTACAAGTAGAAAATATAAAAGTATCATTCACCCCAACAAATCCTGCAAATATTGCAGATAAAAGAGGTGAATTAACTTTTCATGCTACTGTAAAAACAGACATAACAACTGCAAATTCAAAATTAAGTGTATTATTTAATGATGAAGAAATAGACTTATATGAGATAAGAGGATATTCAAAACAAACAGAAAAATTTGATGGAAAAATAAGAAAGATTAATAATACAGAAGATACTATTTTTAATATTTTAAAATCACAAGGCAAATTAAAAAGTCGTAACTATAAAAACGATATTGAAGCAAAAAACTTCATTGCGACGGGAATGTATATTCCAAGCAGTAGATCTGGAACGCAACAATTCTCAGATATAAGTCAGCAATTATTTCAAGAAGGATCAACAAGTTCCGAAAGGTCTGTTCTTGCATCCTCATCAGCAGAAGGTGAAGCTTTTGCTGGAACTCAATCAACAGATTCTCCACAGACAGAAATAGAACCATCTCCCAATAATGAACCAGGAGTCGAAATACCAGAAGGACAACCAATTCCTGATGTGGGTCCACCATCAGCAGAAGCATTACAAGATCAAGCAGATCAAGCAAGTTCTCAAAGTGGTGGTACATTGCCTCTAGTTGATCGAGATGCGGTTGGTGAATTCAACAATGTTAACAGTTTTTTCAATGATGTTGCGGGTGCTGGTCCAACACCAGGAACTGGTGGTGCAGGATTGGTATATCCTTTAGAACTACAGGATCTTGGACAAGACTATATGAAGATTATTAGTTTCAGATATAAACCAGAAGAACTAAAAACAAATATAGAAGGAACACCTACCCTTAAACGTAATTTTGATAATATAAATGGAGACGGTCCTCCAATTTATTTACCAATTCAAAGTCTTGTAGATAATAATACAGTATCTTGGGGTGAAAACCAATTTAATACCTTTCAAGCTTTCTTTCATAAAGCAGCATATAATATTATAGGTGGTGAAGAAGGTGCGGTACAAAAGGCTATAGATGCTACCAAATCTCAAATAATAAACCAAGGTGATGCTCTTGGCAGTGCATTGAGAATGGAACTTGCGGGAAGAGCCGTAGGTGCATCTGGACTATTGAGTAGAGCAGGTGGAGCAATTGTTAACCCAAATTTAACTTTATTATTTAATAATCCAGAATTAAGAAAATTTAATTTTACCTTTAGATTTTTTCCAAGAGAAGACGCAGAAGCAACTGTAGTAAGAAAAATAATCAGAACTTTTAAGCAAACAATGGCAGTAAGAAAAGAGGCTTCAAATTTTTTCTTACTAGCACCCAATTTGTATAAAATTTCATTCCACACTGGAGGGTCATCTCCAACCAGTGAGCATAAAGCACTTGCAAGAGCAAAAGTCTGTGCTTTGCTTGGTTGTAGTGTGAACTATCTTCCCGAAGGAAGTTATATGACTTTTGATGATTCATCACGAACTATGACTTCATATGAAATGACATTGAGTTTCAACGAAGTTGAACCTGTATACTATAACGACTATATCGAAGCTGGTTTAGCTCCCGACGAAATAGGTTTCTAAAAATGTCAGATTACTTTAACAGAATTCCCGATTTTCAATACACCAGTCTACTAAAAAATAGTAGTATTGGTGATAAAGTAACGGTTAAAAATCTTTTCCGTAGAGCAAAACTTAGAGATGATATTTTTCAAAATGTAAGTTATTTTGACAAATATTTAATTATTGGAGATGAAAGACCAGATCAAATTGCACAAAAGATATATAAAGATCCAAATTTAGATTGGGTTATTTTACTTTCTAATAATATATTAAATTATCAAACAGAGTGGCCACTGTCCACAAGAGCTTTTAATGATTATATTCTTGAAAAGTACGGATCATATGAAAATGCAACTAAAACTAGATTTTATGAAAGTAAGAGAGTATTTAATTCTAGAAATGAAACTGTTTTCCCATTTGGGTTAAAAGTTCCAGAAGATTTTGCAGTTGAATTTTATGATGTCGATATTGATAGATATGTGAGACTTACAGATGTATCTTATCCAGTAACAAATTTAGTTTATGAAGAAAGAATTCAAGAAAAAAGAAGATCAATTTACATCTTACAACCAATATATTTAAATATAGTATTTGAAGATATGAGAGATATTCTTCCATATAGAAAAGGTTCTACTGAATTTATCAGTAAAACCTTAAAAGATACAGAAACTATTATTAATTGAACAGTAGATTATAATAAGTTGCCAAAACTAAGAGAGTAAGACATGCCCTCTCATAAGTCCATCTCATTCTTCAGCAAGTTTTTGGAAATATGAGAGGGCATCGTCTTCATCATCAGAAGAACTACTAGTAGTCTCTAGAGAAGGTTCTGGTTCAGAGTTGAAACTAGGTGTAAAGGATTTTTCTACCTCACCACGATTTTCACGTCGGAACTGTTCTTCTTCCTCTACAGTTTCCTGGTCTTGGAAACTAGGAGTGCCTTTAGTGCCAAGAACATAATCAAGACGCTTCTTCAGGTCATCATAAGACTTGAATTGATTGGGTGCAACTAGTTCTGCGAGAGAATACTCTTCCTTCCAGATTGCTTCCATAGCATCATCATCATCAAGAAGAGCACTAGGACGATCAAACTCGGAAGAGTCGTAGTTCCAATAACCTGCAACTTTCTTGATCTTCAGTTTGAAGTTAGCACCTTGCCAAAAGTCAAAAGGATTGATTGGTTCTTCATCTTCAAACTCAGGTTGCATTGCTTCCATGATCTTGTCAAAGATCTTCTTACCGAACTTATAGAGGAAGACTTGACCTTCATTTGCGGGATTTGCAGAATCTTTAACAACATAGATGTTGCTATAGTAGGACAGTTTACGCTTCTGCTTGCGAACAATTTCTTTGTTTGTTTCGGTTCCAGTATTCCAAAGTTCACGATTATATTCGGAAACTGGATCTTTACCACCTGTAGTAGTCAAAGAGTTCTCAATATACCATCCACCAGGACCTTGGAAAGCATGTGAGTACATCTTTGCCCAAGGAAGTTCTTCGCCATCAGGTGCAGGAAGGAAACGAATAACTGCATAACCGTTACCAGATTTGTCTAGTTCTGGTTTCCAGAGACGATCATCAGTGCTGCTGTTACTATTCAGTTTTTCTACTTCTTTTACCAGTTTGGCAGTAAGGTTGCCTAAGGAGGATTGCTTTTTGAGATTTGAGAAAGACATTGGATTACCTCGGATTTGTTTGGATTGTGGCTTGTGTGCTCTGCAATTATAGCAGGCACTCTATTTAGGTGTCAAGCTTTTCTTCTTGAAGTTGTGCCTTTAGATTCTGGATCAACTTACTCATGTTAGTAAAAAGTAAGTTCATGTCAATGTCTTTTGAAAGACCCATAAGAGATGCTGAATTTTCAATGCGAATTTTCATTTCCTGAGCATCGGGATCTTTAGACAATGAAAGTCTAGTATACAATATCTTTTGTTTTTCCATCAAAATTTCAAGATCCAAAATATGGTCGAGCTTACCTTCTCGATCGAGTTTTGGAAATTCAAAAACTTTTGCATAAACTTTTTCTTGTAGTTCAGAAATTTCTTGCATTTCTTCCTTAACTACTTCAGATTCAAAAAATTCACTCACAACACAATCTCCTTTAAAATTTTTTTAAATTTAAATGTATCAATATTTAGAAAAGGTTTATATTTTCTTATTTTTAAACTTATTAACTCCCAAATTGGATCTGAAAGTTTTTTATTGAATTGAAAAGAAAATCCTAATATTTTATCTAAGATAAGAAAAGTTTCTATACTAATTTTTTTACTCAAATA